CAATCAAAATCGGTGTTATCGAATATTGGGAAAATGAGGTTGAAGGATTAAAAGAAGATCAAGATGGATTAAATGAATTCTATAGACAGTTTCCACGTACTACTAAGCATGCGTTTAGAGATGAGTCTAAGATGTCTTTATTTAATTTAACTAAGATATATCAACAAATAGATTATAATGAAGAAGCGTCATCCGCTGCTGTTGTAACAAAAGGAAGTTTTCAATGGGAAAACGGAATTATAGATACTAGAGTTATATTCTCACCAAACCCAAGCGGAAGGTTTCTTATAACATGGGTACCACCAATTAATTTACAAAATAGAGTAGTAATTAAAAATGGTATCAAATACGCAGGTAACGAACATATGGGATCTTTTGGTTGTGATAGTTATGATATATCTGGTACAGTAGATGGTAGAGGTTCTAATGGAGCTTTAAGTGGATTAACTAAGTTCTGCATGGAAGATGTTCCGCCAGATCATTTTTTCTTAGAGTATATCGCTCGCCCACAAACAGCAGAAATATTCTTTGAAGATGTACTTATGGCTTGTGTTTTTTATGGTATGCCTATATTAGCAGAGAACAATAAACCTAGATTACTTTATCATTTTAAACGTAGAGGCTATAGAGGTTTTAGCATGAATAGACCTGATAAAAAATATAACAAATTATCTATAACAGAGAGAGAGATTGGTGGAATACCTAATTCTAGTCAAGATATAATACAAGCACACGCGGCAGCAATTGAGACTTACATTGAAAGCGCCGTTGGATATGATGGAGATACTTATGGAGATATGTATTTTCAAAGAACACTAGAAGATTGGGCTCAGTTTGATATAAACAAAAGAACTAAGTATGATGCATCTATAAGTTCAGGACTTGCTATAATGGCTTGCAATAAGAATAGATATGCTCCGGTGAATAAAACAATACGAAAAGTAATTAACCTTGGTTTTCAAAAGTACGATAATAAAGGTGAGTTATCAAAAATAATTAAGTAAATGAATATATACACAAATCCAAATAGTTCTTTTCCAAGCCAAGTAGTGCCAGACGAAGAAAAATCTTCAATAGAATACGGAAGAAGAGTAGCACAGGCTATAGAAGGAGAATGGTGGAGGCAAGGTGGTAACGGATCTAGATTCGCTACATCTTTTAATAGATTCCATAACTTAAGATTATATTCAAGAGGAGAGCAATCAGTGCAAAAATATAAAGACGAATTATCTATTAATGGTGACATGTCTTATCTTAATTTAGACTGGAAACCAGTTCCTGTTATATCTAAGTTTGTAGATATAGTTGTTAATGGTATGTCAAATAAATTATTTGAAATTAAAGCTAACGCTCAAGATCCTGTATCGTTAAAGAAAAGAACTGATTATGCTAATGCTATCTATCAAGATATGTTAGCTAAACCTTATTTAGATGAGTTAAAAGGTTCTTTAGGTATTGATATGTATCAAAGTCCTGATCCAGCTAATCTTCCAGAAAACGAAGAAGAGTTAGATATACATATGCAACTTAGTTATAAACAAGCTATTGAAATAGCTGAAGAAGAAGTTATAAACAATCAATTAGCAAAAAACAAATTTGACAATATTAGAAAAAGATTTAATTATGATCTTTGTGTTTTAGGTATTGGCGCAGTTAAAACTAACTGGAATAAAGCTAACGGTATTACAATTGATTATGTTGATCCTGCTAGATTGATATTTTCTTACACAGAAGATCCAAACTTTGAAGACATATATTATGTTGGTGAAGTTAAATCTTTAACTATATCTGAAATAGCTAAAGAGTTTCCTGACTTAGATAATGAAATTTTAGATAGAGTTTCTAAATCAAAATCTAATAGAAGTCAAATATACGGATGGCAAACTTATGATCCTAATACTATACAGCTTTTATATTTTGAATATAAAACTTATAATAGTCAAGTATTTAAAATAAAAGAAACAGCTAGTGGTTTAGAAAAAACAATAGTTAAGACTGATGGTTTTAATCCACCTGAAGCAGACACGTTCTCTAAAGTATCTAGAAAAATAGAAGTTCTTTATAAAGGTGTTAAAGTTATAGGTACAAACGAATTGTTAAACTGGGAACTCGCCAAAAACATGACAAGACCTTTTGCAGATACTACAAAGGTAGAAATGAGTTATGCTATAGTGGCACCTAGGATGTATCAAGGTAAGATAGATTCTCTTGTTAGTAAGATAACAGGTTTTGCTGATATGATTCAACTAACACACCTTAAGCTTCAACAAGTATTATCTAGAATAGTACCTGATGGTGTATTTTTAGATATGGATGGTTTAGCTGAAGTTGATTTAGGTAATGGTACAAACTACAATCCTGCGGAAGCATTAAATATGTATTTCCAAACTGGTTCGATAGTTGGTAGATCACTTACTCAAGACGGTGATATGAACAGAGCTAAGGTTCCAATACAAGAATTAAATTCTAATTCTGGTCAAGCTAAGATACAAAGTTTAATACAAACTTATCAATATTATCTACAGATGATAAGAGATGTAACTGGACTTAATGAAGCTAGAGATGGTAGTATGCCAGACAAAGATGCTTTAGTTGGTTTGCAAAAAATGGCAGCTAACGCTTCTAACATAGCAACGAAACATATATTAAACTCAAGTTTATGGTTAACATTAAGAACATGTGAAAATATTTCACTTAAAATAGCTGATTCTTTAAACTTTCCATTAACTCTAAACGCACTTAAGAGTTCTATATCTACTTACAATGTAGGTACTTTAGCTGAAATACAAAATCTTAATTTACATGACTTTGGTATTTATTTACAGCTAGAACCTGAAGAAGAAGAAAAAGCATTGCTAGAGCAGAACATACAAATGGCTTTACAGCAAGGTGGTATTGATTTAGAAGATGCTATTGATATAAGACAAATAAGTAATTTAAAACTAGCTAATGATGTACTAAAGCAGAAACGTAAAAAACGTCAAGCTAAAGAACAAGAAAATCAACAAGCTAATATACAGGCTCAAGCAGACGCTCAAGCTAGCACAGCTGAAAAAACAGCAATGGCAGAAGTACAAAAACAAGAAGCTATATCTGGTTCTAATGTTCAGTTTGAACAAGCTAAGTCTCAGATAGAATTACAACGTATGCAAACCGCTTGGCAGATCAAACAACAAGAAATGCAATTACAATTGCAACACGACGTTCAACTTAAAGAAATGGATTTAAAAACCATGGAAGCTAAAGAAACTCGTATAGAAGATCGTAAAGACGGAAGAACAAAAATTCAAGCAACTCAGCAAAGTAAAATGATTTCTCAAAGACAGAATGATTTACCTCCTGAGGATTTTGAAAATAACCAACAACAACAACAACAACAACCACAACAACCCCAACAAGCACAGCAAATGCAACAACCTCCAATGCCTGGAGGCGGAATGCCAGCTATGTAATTAATAATAATTATATAATATTTTATCATGTCAGAATTAACACAAGAAGTAAAAAAAGAAGGTGGGGATATGAAAATGTCCTCCAAACCTAAATTTGAAAAATTTAAAGAAAAAAAAGTACAAGATGTAACTAAGGTTGACTTAAGTCATATACCTAAAGTTGATTTAACTAAAAAATCAGAAACAGATGCCATTCAAGTCGGAGAAACAAAGAAGGTGGATGTGGGCGAACAAGCCGGAGATGGCGAAATCGTGGACATTGGAGGAGAAAAGTCCAACACAGAGTCCAGCCCGATTATTGAAGAAATTCAAGAGGTGGGAGAAAAACAAGTATCCACACCAAAAATAGAGAAACAAATAGAGCAACCTAGAATTGCTTTACCAGAAAACATAGAGAAACTAGTTGACTTCATGAAAGACACTGGTGGTACTATAGAAGATTACGCGAGGTTAAATGCTGATTATAGCACTGTAGACGAAAACGTATTACTGCAAGAGTTTTACAAAAAATCTAAACCTCATTTAGATAATGAAGAAGTTTCTTTTATAATGGAAGAAAACTTTAAATTTGACCAAGATATTGATGAAGAGCGAGACATCAAAAGAAAAAAACTCGCTAAAAAAGAAGAGGTTGCAAAAGCCAAAAGCTATTTGGAAGATCTGAAAGGGAAATATTACGATGAAATCAAGATGAAATCATACGAAAATCCTGAGCAGAAAAAAGCTACTGACTTTTTCAATCGATACAACAAAGATCAAGAGTTAGCAACGCAGAAGCACGATCGATTTGTTGACGCTACTAAAGAAGTTTTTAACGATGAATTCAAAGGTTTTGATTTCGAAGTCGGAGAAAAGAAATTTAGATATGGTGTTAAAGATCCTGGTGCAATTGCAGAAAATCAATCAAACATTAACAACTTCGTCGAGAAGTTCTTAGACACTGAAGGTAATGTTAAAGATACGAAAGGTTATCACAAAGCTATGTACGCTGCTCAAAATGTAGATCGAATTGTAAGTCATTTTTATGAACAGGGTAAAACCGATGGGATTAAAAACGTGATGCAAAGTTCTAAAAACCCAACGCTAGACGGACCACGTCAAACAGCAGGTGAAGGAATATTTGTTGATGGACTTAAAGTTCGTGCTATAGATGGAGTTAGTAGTTCTAAGTTGAAAATTAAAACAAGTAAATTTAACAAAAACTAAAAAACAACAATTATGGGAGTATTAAGTCCTCAATTTGGTAGTTTGATTCCTTCGCTGCAACCGCAAGCGTTACAAACAAATTACCTTAACTTTGCTGGAGCCGGTGGTGTAAACTTCGCTCAGCAATATTTACCAGAAATCTACGAACAAGAAATAGAACGTTATGGAAACAGAACGTTAAGTGGATTTTTAAGAATGGTTGGCGCTGAAATGCCAATGACATCTGATCAAGTAATTTGGTCGGAACAAAACAGATTACATATCGCTTACGATAATGTAACTTTAGCAGCTGATGGTATAACAATGACAATAGTCGGTGGTGCTGCTAACACAACTTTAACAAATAGTATATTTCCAAACATGACTGTAGTAGTTATGGATCCTAATAATCCTGCGTTTACTGTAAAAGGTATCGTTGGTTCATCTGGAGCATCTACTAACAATCCTGCTGCTGATGTAGCGGTGACTGCTCAACAGTTCTCTGTTTATCCTTATACTCAAGCCTTTGTTTCTGGTGCTGCGGCAGTTGCTGCTGCTGGATTAAAAGTGTTTGTATATGGTTCTGATTACGCTAAAGGTTCTGCTGGACCTGGAAGTGCTGGTCAGTCTACTGAGTCAATCACTCCTCAGTTAACAACTTTCACTAACTCTCCTATCATTATTAGAAACAGATACGCTGTAAATGGTTCTGATACTGCACAGATTGGTTGGGTTGAAGTTGCTACTGAAGATGGAACTTCTGGTTACCTATGGTATTTAAAAGCTGAAGGTGAAACTAGATTACGTTTCGAAGATTACTTAGAAATGGCTATGATTGAAGGTGAGCAAATAGTTGCTGGTTCTGGATTTAGAACTGTTGCTGCTAACGTTGTTTACTCTTTCAGTGGAGCTGCAGGTGCAAATAACCTACCAACAGGTACTGAAGGTTTATTCGCTGCTATTAATAATGGTGGTAACATACTTTCAGGATATGCTGGATCTTTACAGGATTTTGATTCTGTATTAGAAAATTTAGATTCTCAAGGAGCTATTGAAGAAAACATGCTTTTCTTAGATAGAAAAACTGAGTTACTATTTGATAACATGCTAGCACAACAAAATTCTTACGGAGCAGGCGGAACATCTTACGGTGTATTCGAAAACTCTGAAGATATGGCGTTGAACTTAGGATTTTCTGGTTTCAGAAGAGGTTCTTATGACTTCTACAAAACTTCATGGAAATACTTAAATGATGCTTCTACAAGAGGTGGATCTGCTAATTTTGTAAACGGTGACAATATCGATGGTGTATTAATTCCAGCTGGAACTTCTACAGTATACGATCAATTACTAGGTACAAATATTAGACGACCATTCTTACACGTGAGGTATAGAGCTGGTGAAGCTGATGACAGAAGAATGAAATCATGGCTAACAGGTTCTGTTGGTGGTGCATTTACTTCTACTTTAGATGCAATGGAAGTCAATTTCCTATCAGAAAGATGTCTATGTGTACAAGCTAGAAATAACTTTGTTATGTTCGTAGCTTAATATTTATGTAAAGTTTATTCCTGGTATCGTAGAACTTTCACTATTCCGTGCCAGGGATACTCTTTATTTTTTACTAATTTTTATTATATTATATCATGTCAAAAACAAAAGAAACAAAAGCACCTCATCCAGAAGACGGATGGGAAATAAAAAATAGAACATATTTTTTAACAGGTAATAAAGAACCTTTAACTCTTACACTGAAATCAAGACACACAGAAAAATATCCTCTGTTATACTTTGATCCAGTACTAAAGACACAACGAGCCTTAAGATACGCAACAAATCAAAACAGTTGTTTTGTAGACGAACAAAAAGGTGAAAGTACTTTAGCTCATATAATGTTCAAAGACGGTACGTTAAGCGTTCCTAAAGAATATCAAGCTTTACAAAAGATGTTATCATTATATCATCCAGATGTAAACAAAAGATTTTCTGAATACAAACCAGTACAAATAGCTCAAGATGAGTTAGTAGATCTAGAAATTCAATTAATAGCGATGAACGCTGCTAGAGATATGGACATTGATACTGCAGAAGCAATTATGAGAGTAGAAGTTGGAAGTAGAGTTACTGATATGTCTTCTAAGGAATTAAAAAGAGATTTAATGATATTCTCAAAGAATAATCCTAAACTCTTTATTGACTTAGCTCAAGATGACAACGTTCAATTAAGGAACTTTGGTATCAAAGCAATCGAAGCTAATATTATTAAACTTTCTCAAGACCAAAGATATTTTACTTGGGGAACAACTGATCGAAAACTAGTAACAGTACCATTTGATGAAAATCCATATTCAGCTTTAGCTGCATGGTTTAAAACAGACGAAGGTGTTGAAGTTTTCAAAACAATAGAGAAAAAACTCTCTTAAACATGTAATACTAATATAGGGCTCGTTCATTCGGGCCCAATATTATAATAAAAATACACAGATGGCAATAAACGTAGACACTGTATATAAGACAGTCTTATTAATACTTAATCAACAACAGAGAGGTTACATGACACCGGACGAGTTCAACAAAGTTGGTAGTCAGGTTCAGTTAAGTATATTTGAAAATTATTCAAATGACTTAAACCAACAATACAGAACGCCACAAAATGATACAGAATACGCTGATCGTATTAAAAATATTCAGGAAGATTTACAATTCTTTCAAAGAACTGGAACAGTAACAGGAACAAATCCTTTTGTTTTAGTGCCAGGTTCTACAACTTACTTCCCTAACGATACAGTTATACCAGATGTTATATCTAGATTAGGAACTACTTATCTAGACAGTATTGAATTAACTCAGTACGCACAAAGAAATGAGATAACACAACTACTTCTATCTCCACTAACACAACCAACTAACAGTTTTCCAATACATTTGTATGAGAATAATTTACTATACATATATCCAACTACTATTGTAGATAAGGCTAGTATAACGTTTTCTTATTTAAAAAAACCACAAGATATATTATGGGGTTCTACTACTGGTAACCTTGGTGAACTTTTATTTGCTGTAGATCAATCTAGGAACTTCGAGTTAAACGTAACAGAGCAAGCAAATGTTATAACTAGAGTATTAGCTTACGCTGGTATTATAATAAACGATCCTACTATAATACAAGTAGCAGCTCAACAAGTACAACAAGACGAACAAAATTCAAAATCATAAAAAATGGCAAGACCTGACGGAGGATTAATCCAAGAAACTAATTTACAATATTACGCCGGCGCGCAGATTATATATACTTCAGTTGCTACAACTACATATACATTTACATTTAATACTCAATTGTCATTAGGTAGTTTAACTAGTTGGAATCCTGCTGATCCTGACTATGGTTTAAACAATTTCTTAATATACACAAGTGCTAATGGTATATCTAATTGGATACCTTTTATAACTGCATTTACAGTAAATAGAAACGTCATAACATTAGCTCAACAACCAGTTGGAACATATGTCAAGGTTCAACTCAAACAAGGAGCTGTACAAGATAACTACGGAGGTTATGAATACACAAAATTAAATGACATTGTAAATAACTTTATAGTTGGTTACGTTGGTCAAGATAAATTAATACCTAGAGTAAACAGAACAGATGTTATATTTCACGCTAAGCGTGGGTTACAAGAATTTAGTCTAGATACTTTGAAAAGTATTAAGTCTCAAGAATTAAGTGTACCACCTAGTTTAGCGGTTACAATACCTCAAGACTATGTTAATTATGTTAAGTTATCTTGGATAGATCAAGCAGGTGTTAAGCACACTGTTTATCCTACTCAATTAACAAGCAGTCCTTACAAAGCTCCAATTCAAGATCAAGCTGGTAATATTATACAAGATAATTTTGAAGACAATATAGATGGCACATCACAAACAAACGCAAGATGGGCAGCTAATAACCCAAGTAATATAACTGGTTTATATGGACAAAATGATTTACCTTCAATCGCATATATGAATGACTGGTGGGGAGAATCTGGATGGGGATTTGGTGGTTACTACGGGCAAAGATACGGTGGCGATCCTGTTAACATGAATGTTAATGGATGGTTTAATATAGATGAAGCACAAGGAACGTTTAATTTTTCTAGCGATCTAGCTGGTAAACTTATTATATTAGAATACATCTCTGATGGCCTTGCTTATGACTTGGATACTAAAGTACCTAAGATGGCTGAAGCAGCAATGTACGCTCATATAAACCACGCTATACTATCCACTAGAGTAAATATACAAGAGTATATAGTACAAAGATACAAACAAGAAAGAACAGCACAATTAAGAAATGCTAAAATAAGATTATCTAACATTAAAGCTGATGAAATAATTCAAGTGATGAGAGGTAAGTCTAAATGGATAAAACATTAATAGATGGCAGAAATTAAAAATACCTTTTTAAAAGGTAAAATGAATCAAGATCTTGACTCTCGGTTACTACCTAATGGTGAGTATCGAGAAGCTATAAATTTACAAGTTAGTAGATCAGAAGGTTCAACTGTTGGTGAGTTTGAAAACATGCTTGGTAATACTTCTATAGTTAGTTTAAATGAAGACAATGCTGTTATCATAGGTCAGTATGTAAATGAAACAACTAATAGGGTTTATTTGTTTGCTACTGATTATAATAACGTGCAGGGTGTAAGAGCTACATCAGCTAATTGTTTTATATATGAATTAAATCTTGCTACTAATATTAAAACTCTATTAGTTAAAGGGTTCTTTTTAAACTTTAATCAATCGTTTCCTGTTTTAGGTATTAATCTTATAGAAGATTTATTGTTTTTTACTGATAACTTAAATCAACCTAGAAAAATAAACATTACATTAGCTAATCCAGGTAATATAGCTGTACCAACTCACTACACTACTGAAGATCAAATATCAGTAGCTAAGTACGCACCATGTGAACCTATAATAGTTTTAGATAGAGTTAGATTAGATATAAAAGGAGACTTAGTGAGCAATTCCACTGTAATTAGCGTTAATAGTACTACTGGTGTAAAAATAGGTGATACTATATCTCCTTTTGATACTATATCTCCAGCAACATTCCCAACACCTTTAACGCAATGGAATAAAGCTAATAAAGTTATAGCTATCGCGCCACCAGGGTCATTAACACTGTCTGAACCTATGACAGCTCCTAATGGTTTTGAATTAGTAACGCAAAGACCTACAATGACTAATAAAACAGATCCTCTTTTGTCTAATGGTATAACTACAAAAGTAACCGTAAACGCAGGAGTTATTAGTATTTTAGTACCAGCGACAGATAATTACTCTGATCTAATAATAACACCAGGGATGATAGTTACTAGTGAAGAAATTCCAATACTTGATCCGCCTAGTCCAACCGTTATATTAACTGCTATCGCTAGCATAGCTGCTGGTGATTTTGTAAGATGGACATTAACTTTTTCACCAAGCGTGAGTCTTGCAACTAATGACATTATTAATGTAGGAGTTAATCAAAATTATCTTGCAGCTTGGGGAGGTGATGCTGCTTTTTTAGAAGATAAATTTGTAAGATTTAGTTATAGGTTTAAGTTTGAAGACAATGAGTATTCTTTAATGGCTCCATTTAGTCAACCAATGTTTATACCTAAGCAATTTAGTGAATTTGGTGGAGGACAAAACAGTCAACCAGTTGATATGGATAACGCATATAAGTCAACTATATTAAGTTGGTTTGAAAACGACACAGATAATATTATTTTAAAGTCTCCAATGCCATACTCTACTCCAGAATTAATGAGTACAAATTTATTAGTTACTGAGATAGATTTATTATATAAAGAATCAGACGCTCTTGCCGTGAAAGTATTAGACACAATAAAAATCTCAGATTTAGTATCAGATTCTTTTAAATCTATTATTTGGAAAGACGTTGTATCTGGTGCTAATACTGAATATTATTATCCTTACGATTATGCTTCAAGCAAACCTTATAAAACTTTACCAGCAAATCAAACTACTAGAGTATATGATAAAGTACCTATAAAAGCTCTCGCTCAAGAACTTATAGGCAATAGAGTTGTTTATGGTAATTACGTAGACAAACATAGTAGTCCTGCTTCATTAAACTTCAGTGCATTAATAGATAAAAAGAAATCTTATGATAGAAACTTCGTACAATATCCTTATCATAATGTAAAACAAAATAGAACTTATCAAGTTGGCTTTGTATTATCAGATAGATATGGTAGACAATCTGATGTTGTATTATCTTCTTATGATAGTTTAGATGGCACAGCTGGTTCTACAATATTTTCTCCATATAATAGTTACAATGATCAAAATTCTAATCCAATTATTGATTGGCTTGGAGACACTTTAAAAGTTACAGTAGATGACGCTATTGGTACAGAAACTGGTGTAGGTTTTCCAGGTCAACCTGGAATATACAACGCTACATCAAACCCACTTGGATGGTATTCTTACAAAGTTGTAGTTAAACAACAACAACAAGAATACTATAATGTTTATCTACCTGGTTTTGTAAATGGTTTACCTATAACACAGACTGATGAAGAAAATAAAGCATCTTTCTCGGTTTTATTAAGTGATAATATAAACAAAGTACCTAGGAATTTAAATGAAGTTGGACCTACTGACACAGAATACAGTAGTAGTGAGTTACTATATATTAGAGTTAATAACCCTAACATTAACAATACTTCTGGCACATCAAATAGACCATATGGTTACCCGCAAACAAGTCAGCCTTGGAATAAACAATATTTTCCTGGGTTTGTAGATCAAGAAGTTTTATCTATATCTACTGTAAGAGACATGGAAATAGCAGCAATACCTTTTAAAGCTAATGCTCCTGAAGGAGACTATGGTCAAGTTGGTACAACTGAGACATCAGGCGTTACAGTTCCAAATACCATAGGATCTTTACCTTGGGGTACATCACCAATTACACAGCCTTTTTATAATTCTGATTTAAATCCTTTTGCTTTAAAAATAGATACAACACCTAACGGCGCAGTTGTTGTTAGTTCTGAAGTTCCAATTGTTCCAGGTGGTATTGGCGCTACTACTACTGCTCAAGCCTCTGGTGGAAATGCTATCAATACAATGGTTCCTTTTTTAAGTGTTGCAGAAACTAA